ATACTACGCATGGGTGTCGCTAACAGAGTTAGGTGGAAGTACAATTTATTCTTATTTTAGAAAGAATACACGTGCTCGGCACGTCGGTGATGATAGTTTGGAGTCTTCTTCAGATGAAATATTGCCGGTTTGGAATCCTAAAAACATTTCATCCGTATTGAATGAACATATTGAAATCGTGTGGTCTACAGATGCTCCTGTGCCTGTAGTTGAGCTGGACTTTTGCTCCCAGAATACCACATATGTTGATTACATGTTTTTCCCATATCCCAGATTCCGTCGTTGGACTGGGAGTGCTAAATGGGATTATACTGATCTCACTGTTCCTCAGAAACTTGCAAAGTTATGTGCTCTTCGCACTGATAATGCCTTTGGACCCTCGTTCCTTTGGCTTGAACGGATAGTAGATGCCTATATCCATGAGTGGGATTCAAAATTCCCACCTGGGCACAAGGAGTGGAACGACGCCAAACGTCAAAAGTTTGACCGTCGTGAGCTTACTCAACTCTATACCGGTAAAAAATATGAGTTTCTCTGAGTTTCGAAAAATTCATGACTCGTTGTTGCACTTCGAGTTCATGTTGTCTTTGCTGTATCAAGATTGGAAATCGATCAATTTGAAACAGAGTGTACTTAAAAATTGGTCTCGCGGAGTTGCTAACCACGAGTTACCCGAATTTATTAAAGCCGCGAATTATGCGTGCGAAAACAAAGGCATGTCTTGGCGGGTCGCGTTAAATAAAAGCCCTACAAATATTCACGATCGTGTGATATTTGTTGACCTCAATGCCTGGCTACAAGGAGTGGGCAAATCACCCCTCCCGGAAGAAACTTCCCAAAGCGGAGATAGATCGTCGTTGGAAACAGCGAGTCCTTACGCTTCAAACAAAGTCCCGCACCAAACCAGGTGTAACTTACAAACAAGTCGTTATAGCCCAGAAACCTCAGCCGATGAAGCGGAATACGCAGAAATCGAAAGGGGGTGGAAAGCCTAACAAAACACAGAAAGCCTACGGGCAAACCACGAAAATGTCCCTTCGACCAATGGGTGGTCGTATACAAACGTGGGTTCCTTTGTCCTGTGGAAGAACTCCACAGGGGAGTGTTACTTATCCCATGAAATTTGAAGTTATGTGGGCGACCTCGCCGGTAACTTCCGATGGCAC